AATCATTAATGTAAATTTTTATTATACAAATCTTCTCTATTATATTTTTTACACAACTTAACAAATACACCATGCCAAAAGGTCTTAGCCCAATCTTCGGTAGAGTTTTTACAAGCTCTAACAGCATTGTTTATAAGTCTTTCAACCTTGTATTTTCCTTCAGTTATTCTTTCTATATCTATCGGTGCCATCATTATACTATACCTCATTTACTTATCTTTGTCAAGCCTCGGGTGAGGTGTTACTTTTATTTCTTTACAAACCGCCTCTATTCCTTCATTTATTATTCTACTTACTTTACAATCGTAACCAGTTATCTTTGATAAAGCAACATCGTTGGTTGTAGGCATATCATTAGCCGCTAAAGCCACGTCTACACCTGTTTTTGTAAATGTTATTGTCTTATACGTTTCATATGTACCTGCACTTGTACCAATCCACGCTGGTAGGGTTCCACACCCATTCAATGCCACGAGCAATAATATTACACTAATTAGTTTTATTCTTATCATCTAAATTCACTATTTGGTTTAACTTTAACCTAATCTCATCTGGACTCATATCATAGTCTTTTACCACATTTTTATAACGTTTTAAATACTTATTATTTCTTATCAATCTGGCTATTTTTCTTTCTAAATTTTCTTTCTTTACAGATAGTGTTAGTTGTTTTTTCATTGATCTTTGTTTCAATGATATATTAGCCGCTATCAATAGTAATACTGCTAATGGATCAAATACAAATATTAATACTACTATAACCCACCTAACAGCCTCATCAAAATGGTCTTTTGCCTGTTCTCCATATATTAATTCAGCAATATATTTAATAGGTCCTACTTCGGCCTCTATCTTATCTTGTTCTAATGCTAAAACTGATTTTTCAGTTATTAAAATTGCAATCTCATCACTTGCACTATAGATTGCCTCATTTAAAAGGTCTCTTTCTTCTTTTTGTGCCTTTCTTTCTTTAAGTCCACGAGTCACATATTCTTTGTCTATATAGACTTCTAATGCCTTATCTAATAATTCTAATTGTTTTTCTGCTCGTACTACGATTAAATTTTGTTGATTAATTCGTTTATCTAATAATTCTATCTTAATATTATTACCAGATATTGGTTTAACTTGATCTAGGTGTGCCTTTGATAGGAAACCAAAGATACCCATAGAGGTTATGAATACTAATACTATAATTGCTATAAACAGATATGTTTTTAAAATTCTAGGTATATCTGAGCGCCAATTATGATATAGCCAAGTAGCGGCCACTAATTTACCAACTTCTAAAGCACTACCCATTGCAATAATAGGTACAACAGCACCTGCGAATAGAGTTGCCAATCCTACAATAGAATAACCAGCGGCTATTACAGATATAGAAATAGCAGTTATAAATGTTAATAAAATTAAGAACATATTAGTCTCTATAGTCTTTTCTTATCTTTTTAATAATACTTTTAACTTTCCAAAAGTAATCTTTATCAGTAGCATATGCTTCAAGCGTATCTACCAAATCTAAACTATCTGCACCTGTGGCCAATAGTTCTCTATATTTTTCATATAAAGTATGATTATTTAGAGTTTTAATATAGTGAGCAACACTATCACACTCGTGTTGGTATACCTTAACTCCCCATTTTTTAGGATTGTTTGTAGGCAACATGTGTGGTTCTTTTAGATCATAGGTTCTCATACCAAATAGGTTTTTACCTACTCTAGCAAACCTACTATTTCCCCAACCCGACTCTAGAGCCGCTTGAGCTAATAATAAATCTAAATCCACTTCTACAAGTGTCTTGTCGTAAAAGTAAACAAAATCTACACATTGATTCACATTTTTTAAAAATTGTTCATTGTTTGTATATTCAAAATTAGGTTGTATTGGCACATCAGCCATTGCTTGTTTCTTATAAAAGTGTAAAGTAAATACACAAGCTATAACTATTACTACAAACATTAAAGTTCTTCCTATTGTTTTTATTGTTTTCATAATTTCCTCGCTATGTAATCGTATCCGACCCATTCTAATCCTTCTTCATCTGTAAATGATTCTAATTTAGATTGATATAAAGATAATCCTTCTTTCATTTTTGCAACTTTAGCAAATATAACAGCTGCCTGTTTATCTGTAAAATTATCATACACGTCTTTAGCCCAATTACCAGTGTAATAAGTTTTTGTTGTACCTGGTAGATTTGATGGTTTCTTCAATTGTTCTAATTGTATCAACGCCTCACCTACTCTGCCTTTCAGGTAAGGGTCAAGTTCTTTCACTTTCCTTCTCGTCATTTCACTCATTATAAATCTAATCCTATTCTATTTAATTTTGTTCGGTAACTATAAAACAAGGAGTTATGGTTACCAGTATCGCCTTCATTGACCATCTGATATAAATGTACCATTTCGTGTGCCAAAGTACATGCAAATTCTTTTTTATTAGTGTAGTAAGGTCTCATATGGAGTTGGTATTCTCTAGTTCCACGTCTATCCCAATCATAAGTTAATACTTGACCATATATTTTTTCTTTTCTTTGGTGATCTCTGATCTGTTTAATCATTATCTTGTTAAACGGAGATAACTTGTTGTTAAAAATTAGTTCATTTAGCATAATAAAATACTTCTTAATATCTTTATAAGTTGTTTTATATTTTCTGGATTTATTTTTAAGGTCTATCTGAATGATCCTTTTAGTTTTGGTGATTCTTGACTTTACTGATTTTCTTAACATACTTACTTTTTCCTCTGTTTAAGTTAATCATTATATACAATCTTTATCAAGTGCTTTAGTATCTTCCAATAATTTACACTTATACTCGTGGTCAGCCTTTAATCTTAATTCTGTCATTACAGAATCTAAAATGTATGGCAAATGTTTCTGTATAACTGAAATCATTTCCAAAGCATAAAGGTGTCCAAGTCTTTCTAGTTCACTTTCTAGGATAGCCTTGTTGTCAATGTCACTGTTTTTAATAGTTTCTGATATAACATGTCCAATAACTGCGTTAGTGTAGTCATCTGCCTTTGCTATACTTGATAAACCGAACCATAATGTGCTACAGATTATCAATATTGTCGCTAAAAACTTTTTCATAATATAATATACCTTTCTTTTTATATATTTATTATATACCAAACCACTAGAATAGTCAAGCGAAAAATATATTTAAAAAGCGTGTAAAATAAGGGTTTTTTAAGGGTACGGTATGTCGCACCCTTAAAAAGTGAGGTTTTAAGTCAATAATTCGTTAAGAATCGACTTGTTTGTCTGTTGCATAAATTCATCTGACCAGTTAAAAGCCTCTTTGACCATCTGAGCCGTTAATCCTTTATACATGTTGTTGATTTTTTTGTCTTTGATACCAATCATAACCTCAGCGTCCTTTTCGTGTAAAGATTCTAATAAACCAAGGAACATCTTTTCTTTATGTAATCTGGTAATTTCTGGATCAGCACCTTTAACAAAGTGCCATAGTTTCTTACTTGCGAATAATAGACTTGTATGTTCTGTTCCTGCTGGAGCTTCATTTGCTATGTAAGGAGGTCTTCCTTCTGGTAAATCAAACTCTATTTTAGGATCAAATGCAGCCTTAAGCAGGCCTCTCATTGCTTGGTTGTTGTGTTGTTTTAAGATTGCTATCTTTTTTGGTTTATCTTTAGCATTGTTAATTTCCGTAAAAATCTCGTGGACAGTAGGTTCTCCTGAGCCTGCTGTTCTGGAAGCCGCCGCTAATGATGGATTTATTTTTGCTATTGCCATAATTTATTCTCCATATATATGTTAGAAGTCATTTACTTGTTCAATCAATGTCTTCAATTTGTTTTTCATAAAGTAATTTAACAGGAGCGACCTGTCTTTAGCTTTATAATTCTTGTAAGTATTTATAATACTTTTTTCTATGTGTTCTGGTATTTGAGACAAGTCAATTAGTCTCTTATTCCGTTGGTAGTTCTTCTTAATTGATGGTTCTATGTCTAATGATGTTTCTATATCAGTAAACTCAGCCAATCTTTTCTTATTAATAGGTCTCTGCCTAACTCCCTTATCTAAAAATATATCATCGGCACTCAATACGTTTGGTACACCGTCTGATCTATCACCCTTAATAATCTGTTCATGTAAGAATTGTATAGGGTCTTCGTTTTCACCAATAAAACCTTTTAATATTGGACTGAATTGGTAAACGTCTCCATAATGGTGTAGTTGGATAAAATCTTTGTCACCAGATACTATCAAATACTTATCTTCTTCTCTCAATTTTATAAGACTAGCAATAATATCATCTGCCTCTGCTTTGGCAACATGCATAACAATATATGGAAAGTTTTCTATTAGTTCATTCTTAATGGTCAACATTATATCAAATATATTGTCCCAATCTGTATCTGAATCTACTCTACCTTTTCGTCTACCATGTTTATAAAGTGTAAATATTTCTCTACGCCAAGGATTGGGAGCGTCTGAACATAATATCATTTTACCATACTCGTCTCTAAATTTTATATTAAAACCTCTCAATGAATTTAAAACCATCTGTCTCACCATATCTAAATTAGGTTTAACTTCTGGCTTACCTCTAGTCTGAACCATTAAGTTAGATATTAATACTTGATTTAAATCCACTAGTATCATTATAGATATTCACTCCAATGTTTTTCTTTAACTAATTTACCTTTTAATTTTGCTCTTAATCTTCCCTTTAATATTTTTATTCTATACTTTATACCATCAATGGTTGTATGCATCCAACCACAATCGTGTGGTTCAATTTGTTTCTTAAACCATTTGTTTGTATCTTCTAATGTTTCTATTTGTTTTTGTAATTGTACTTTAGTTGACATAAATCTCCGTTTAAGTTGAATGGTGGCGATTTCTCGCCACCATTTTATATACTATATGTATATTAGTTTTTGTAAGCGAAAGGCGTACCATACATTTCTTGTATACCAGCAGCTATAATAGCTTTTGTTGGTGTACCTACTCTGTAAGAAGTACCTTTTGCTCCTTTGTTGATATAGATCATATTACCTTGTGATCTTAATTTATCAACCATCGCTCTTGGCGATTGAAGGTCAAATCTGTTTCTCAAAATTTTCCAAGATACAGACTCACCTCTATTCAAAAGATTTAATACCTTTTGAGTTTTGCTCATAGTAGGTCTTCCGACTCTACCAAAAGCTTTCTT